TTGGCATATCCTGAACGTGCGGCTTCACGTAATACTTCACCGCTTTTATCAATAGGAATACCCATTACATCGGTTGCAATGTTTCCAATGGTTCCGGCTTTTACGTTGCGGCCAACTGCACCACCAATGCCGGATATTGCATTGCTGGTCTTTTCAGCGGTTTTTGCAACCATGCTACCTAATGGTGTTCTGACTGCAAATTCAGGGTCATAAATTGCGTTTTTTAGCGTTTCGCCAGCAAAACGTCCAGGATTTTCATAAATACCTTTTGCAACATTAGCAATTGATTCACCAGGATGTTCTGCAAAAGATTTAACGCCTTGTTTGGCGGCTTCGTATTTTGCAAGCAAATTGGCTTCAGCTTCTTTTTTCATAGCTTCATCGCCAATTATCGGCATACTGCCAGCGGTATAAGCTATTATTGGTGCGGCTAAACTTTTTTGTTTCCAATCTTCCATTGACATTTCACTCAATGGTTTTTTAAATTCTTCAAGCCAATTTTTTGGTTTTTCGTAATTTTGGTCAACAAACTTTAATCCTGGAATTTCAATGTCATCGCCGGTATTTGGTTCTACATTGGATTCGTATGGCAAATCAGGATTAATTTGTACGTGAACTGGGTCTTTAGCGCCATGTGGACGATGTAAACCAACTTCTGCAAGCAATGAATCAGGGACACGTGGATGAATGTCCACGGCATCGCCTTTTTCATGACGACTTTTACCTGGTTCAGCTACTAAATTAGGGTTTTTTAAACGGTTCTTATATTCTTCACGTTGTTGTTCTAGGGTTCTATAACCGCTAGTAATAGGCAAATCTTCGCCTTTAGGATTTAATTCTTTATTGCTTTTCCAAAGGTCTTTAAGTTGATTTACTCGGTCAAGCAAATCCGGTTGTAGATTTGCAGTATCAACAACCGGCGCTTTAGTAGTAGATATTGGTTTTGCATTGTCATAAATGCTTGGCGCACCTACGCTAACACTAACGGAAGGTGTGGCATCAGCGCCTAGGAATTTTAGTCCAGGGACTTCAATATCATCCATTATCTAAACTTTCCTTGCTCTAAAGCATGAAGATTTGACCATTTACGGTTAAATTCTTCACGTTGGTCTTTAGGAATACTAGCGTAAATTTCGTTTGCTTTGGCTTTTGCTTCAGGTGAATTAGAAGCGGCCAAAGCATCAATTTGAGCCATACGAACATCATAGTTATCAACCCAAGCAGATTTAAGTTTTTCTGCTTGAATGTAACCGTTGACACCACGCTTTTCAATAAGTTTGTTATATGCGCTATTAAACATAGTAGCGGCCTTAACAGTAGCATCTGCACGGGAAACAATGTCAGTTAATGCTTGTGCGGTTAAATCATCGCTACCATTAATAACTTTAGCATCTGCACGGGATTGGTCAGTTTTAGCAGTTCCCATCACTTCAGAAGCCGCGGCCATACGTGCAATGTTTTTATTTAACATTTCTTGTGTTGCGTTGCCAATAATGTACTTTCCACCCTGACGTAACAATTGACCTGGGCGATTTCCTGAAGCGGCAGAAATATTTTCTATAACGCCACGTGTATTGGCTTCTTGTTCTTTAGCGGCAGAAGCAAGTGCATTGCTTTCTTTAAGCAAGTTTTTACCATTATCCAAAGCTTCTTTTTGCTCTGTTGTATAGTTTGCAAGGGCTGGATTGCCTTTGTAATCAAGATATTGGTCATACTTAATAAGGTCACGGTCTTTAGCACTTGGTTTAGGCGCTTCAGTTGTGCCACCACCACCAACGGCATTTTGACCACCACCAAATTCAGTAGGCGTAACAGAAGGTTGACTACCCATAATAGAAGGTTGATTAACAACTGGACGACTTGCCCCACCAATAGTAGAAACTTGTGCTTTAGGCGCAAACATTTCATGTTTTGTTTGTGGATTAAGCAAATCAACTGAATTTTTAATTGCGGCTTGTGCTATATGAGGACCAGGCGGCATTGTTCCAATCATGTTGGAATAAGCATCAGCTAATTGGGCAATATGAGAATTATTAGGATAAAGTTGTTTTAATCCTTGATAAGCTTGAATATATTGTTTTGGGTCTTGAACGCCAGCGTAACCTAAGGTTTCGCCGGTACTAGCTACTATTTGACGTTGTTTTGTATCTAAACCCACTTCAGCTTCATCAGCTTCAGTTCTATATTTATGCAATTTAACCAATTTTTCATATTGGTCTGCACCGGTTAAAGGGGCAATAATTGGCAAAACCGAAGCTTTATCTAAATCAATTCTGCCATTAGTCATGTATTTATCTTGATTTTTCATAAAAGTCATGACAATAGGCATTTCTTTTGCTTGTTCATCAGCTATTTGCGCTTTTCTGTTAGCAATAGCAGTTTCAGCCGAATAAAGGCCCATTTTCATCATGTCACCAAGTGACATTGAATTGCTTTTTGGGGATAAATCCGCAGTAAATTCAGCCATAATTATTTCCTTTTATGCTACCGGTGGTACTGGTGCGGCGTTCATTTTATTCATGCCGTACAACATAGCGTAATTACTTAAATTGCTTAATCCGCTGGTATAAGCATTTGCTGAACCCATAGTTCCAGCCGCTTGTGCATTACCAATGCTTGAAAGCATATTAGAAACGTTAGAAGCGGTTCCAGTACCAGCATTAGAAACAGTACCAAGGGCGTTCATACCTACGTTATTAGCATTAAATATGTTACTAGCAACGTTTTGACGGTTTGCTTGATAATTAGTAAATGCGTTTTGCAATTGATTGCCAGCATAATCTTGGGCAAATTGTTGGCCACCTTGAATAGCATTTCCGCTTACTGCGCCACCGCCAGCATTTAATTGTGAATTGAATTGACCTAAACCTTGCGTTAATCCAAATTGATAGTTTGGCATTAAACTGGTCAAATCGTTCATTGTTGGTTGGGCAGTCAAATAACCGCTACCGGTCATTGTTTGACCATTTTGGCCTGTATAAGTGCCAGGCAACATAGAATTAATAGCATTGTTAGCTTGTGTGCCAGTATTTAAATATGGTTGTGCCATATTTTGAATGTTGTTGTAAATTCCTTGGCTATAATTAATGCCTTGATTTGCGGCATTAGCATATTGATTAGCGGCATTTTGTGAAGCTTGTGATGACATATAAGCACCAACCAATGTTGTGCCACCAATAATTGCTGCCGCAGTTACAAAAGCCATATTAATTACTCCCTAATAGTGTATTCTGAAGTTCTAATGCCCAATCCTTCAGCTTATTGTTAGAATCAAAAAGCGCCGTTTCATCAGGTTCAATTAATTCTGCTTCTATTTCATCTAAATCGGTTTTATCCGTTTTATGAACATTAGTAATTATTGAATCTGTAACGGCATAAATAACCCTTTTAGTTCCTAATTTACTTTCAATTATATCGCCAGCAAGTAGGTTTTTCATACCATTTTCTGTCCAAGCAACAATTTCGCCTTTAGTGCATAAAAAGAAATGGTCTTGTTTGTGAACTTTGCCAACAACTAACATTCCAGCCGGCATAAACATTTTTCTGCAATACATTCCATTAGAAAAATAATGTTCCGTTGTAGGTTCAATTTGTGCCATTTTTGACACTTCTTTTTGCAAATTCCCAATTTGCTCTTTATTAGGAACGTGATTGTTTAATTGTTTAACAATTGCGTTCATGGGTTGTAATAAGGCACTTTCATTGGTTTACCATTAACAACAATATTAATAAATCCGGCTGGGGCTGAAGGCAATGTTTGATTGCCAGCGGTGGCCGTTGTAGCTGAAGTAAAGTTTAATATATTTAACAAATACTGTTGCCAAACCCTAGTTGGCCTTTTGGTAGTCGTGTCCAAAAATTCCGATTGTGGGTACGGATTATTTTGGGTACTAGCGTATATTCCTTGATTATTAGCCATTAGTTTGCTCCAGCACTAGCTTTTAGGTTAGCGGCAATAATTACCGAATTAATAGGGTCTGTAACCACTACTTCAAATATACGGTCACGTGCGTACCCTAATCTGCGCCAAATAGCACGGTTTTTGTATGCGCCTTGTTGGCCAATAGATACCCAATATTCCTTGGACCATGTTGAACCGCCATCATCTGACCAACGAAGCATAGCCTGTGGATTGGCACCGGTTGTAATAAGACTTGATACACCAGCAATCGCAATACCGGCAATAGCAGTTCCAGCTACGGCATTTCCTGTTATTTGGGAAGTAGTAATATTTCCTTCTAAACCTACACCAGGCTGAAAGTAAATTTGCAATTCGTCAAAATATTGACGTTGATAATCACTAACTAAATGTGGGGCGCGGCGTACACGGCGAATTTCATTGCCATTATCGGTGTAATTTAATGGGTCTAATTGATAAATTTGGCCATTAGCATAATCCCCAACCAAATTCATGTTTTGGAAATTGGCATGGCAATTAGAACGATGACGATGAAAAACGTTGTTTGAATCAACAGAAAGCCATTTATGCCACATATTTGTGGACATATCGTAAACCCAAGTTAAATCTAAAGTTGGGAATGAAAGAACATAACATTCATGGCCTTCCATTTGATAAGTATAGGCAACGGCATCTTCAACGTATTGGTCAACTAATGTATTTTCTACGGCATGGGTACTAATACGGGTTGGCACGTAACCATTCATCATCATCACTTGGGATTGGCCGCGAATATTGCGACTTAAATAAGCAAATGAATTGCCCACCCTTGCTACTGAAAATTGGGCCACAATACCGTGTTGGGTTGATGTTCCTGGAATACGCTGAAATGGAAATGGAAATAAACCGGCATCAATCCATACTTCAGAAGAAGCTTCGCCAAGCAAATAAACTTCACGATGGTCAACAATTAAAGACACTAAATTATCCGGTGCGCCATCTTTAGAACTAAAGTTTAATTGATTAGAAATTGGTGAAAGAAGGTTGGAACAACCCCATTGTTGGGTTCCAGGACGGTTATAAACAAAATAGTTATCAACAATGTCAACAATATCCGCGCCACTAAAAGCACCATCAGAAGTCGGCAAAACACTAAAGTTAAGCGCATATAAACTTTCCGAACCTACTGTTTGTGAAGTGCTAACAATATAAGAACCGGTGCCACCAGTACCAGTACCAAACGTTAAAGTAAGGGTTAACCCTGTACCATTACCGCTAGTAGTTGTTGTGGCCGGTGTTCCAGGTTGAACGGTATATACGCCATAAGTAACCGGTGTCAAAGTAGCAACTGCACCGCTACCGCCAATAGAAGCTACTGTATATGTTGCTTGTTGTGTATAAATACCGCCTACAACTGTTATAACGTCCCCTACGGCGTAACCAGTACCAGCCGAAGTAATGCTATAAGAAAGCGCCGCAGAACCACCTAAAGCTGTAATAATCGTTCCAGCGGTAACGCCAGCACCTTGAATGGTTTGGCCTGGATATAAAGTACCGCTAGAAACGGCAGTAACCGTTAATATTTTTCCGGAAATTGAACCGGTAATTTTTGCGCCAACAGTAGAAGAACTAAAGACTTCAGATGGTTCTGTTTGGCTAATATTAATTGTATAAGTACCAATACCACCTGTACCAGTACCTAAACCAGTAATAACTGTTTCTGCATTTACACCGTTACCAAATAATTGTTGCCCAGCGGCAATTGTGCCGGATTTCATTAAAGTAACAGTTAATGTTGTTCCTGTTACTGAACCTGTAAAAGTAGCTGAAGATGGATTAGAAATACGCCATGTATAACGATATGCACCGTCTGTTATATAAACATTTTGTCCATTATCGGTAATACCTACAATTCCAGTTGTTGTGTTTAAATTACCAACAATAACTGGGGTTAATAATGAATTAACTACATATACATAACCACCGCATACTATAACCATGTATTGACCGCCCGAAACAGTACGCATACCACGCACTTCAGCTTGATTTAATGTCAATACGTTAGTAATGCCAGGAGTCGGATAAAGGGCTACAACTCCGTTTTGACCAGGTTGCTTTAATGGGTCAATTTCAGGACGAAAATTGATACATTCCTGTGCATCTTGATAGATGGACGGGGCTTCATAAGAAGGTCCAATAAAGCCAAAATCAGGCATAAAAGTCCTTAATAAAGTTCAACCCAAAAACCAATTCCTCGGCTACCACCTAATACATAAGTTGCTCCAGGCGGCACTATGGCGCTTAAAGTTGATGATGCACCACCATTTGTTGTATCCCCATGAACTTGTGATACTAAAACACCACCAACAGTTAAAGTACCATCTGAATTTGCTCCAGAACCAGTGGAATAAATTTGCACTTCAATAGGATAAGAATATGAATTAGTGTAAGTAGTTCCATTAGACCTACTACCTGTTACTGTATGCCAAGTTTCTCCGCCATAACCCAATCCTTTAATAGTTACTGGGGCTTGTGAAACCCATGCAGAACCGTTAGAAGTAAGAACGTTTCCTGATGTTCCTGGAGTTGCTAATCCAGTTCCGCCTTGACCAACGCTTAAAGGAGTAGTTAAACCTGTTAAAGACGTAGCAGTTAAAGTTGTAAATGCGCCAGTATTAGGAGTAGCGTTACCTATTCGTCCTGGTGCGCTTAAAGTATTGTTTACAAGGCCAGTAAATCCTGAACCTGATACAGAACCATTACAAACTAAATTGGTTGGTGAAATAGAAGAAGCGGCAAATATACCGTTATAAACGGCATTATTTACGTCATTTAGCCAAGCGGCATAAATTACGGTTGAATTGTCAACAAAGTTAGTAGAAGCCATAATTTTCCTATCGTAAGAATCCACCAGTCAAAATCCAACCAGCATCTTTTTGGCGACCAACTAACAAAGCATCACTAAATACAGAAGCTTGAATTGGGCGCATATTAGTGCGTTTTAAAGTTGCTTTTGCTTGTGCGGCATATTTTGTAATTAAAGCCATTGTTGCTGGGTCATTTTTGCCATACATTGGCATTAAACGTTCAGCAAGACACCAACGCAAAGCTAATTCATAACCTTGTGGCAAAACAATTGGGTCATAAATAGTGCTATATCGGGTAAACAATGTATCAGCAAATATGTGCATTTCGCCTTGTGAAGGGTTTGGCCATACATAAACGTTGCCCAATGGGTCAGAAGGTTGGTAATACATTGCTTTTGGCCAAGGACCTGATAAGGTCTTTAAACCAATCATTTCATAATTTTCAAGATTGAGTACGGCAACTGGGTAGTCAAGGCCCCCGTTAACAATAGGAGTACCGTTAGAATTAGTGTTAATCCGCACAAAGCTAGACTGAATAGCAAGAGGGCGTTGGTAATAGCCATTAATGGATGTTGAAGTAACTGTTTGGCTGATATTAACCAAATATGTGCCAGCTTCCGTAACGTTTGTACCGGCGCCTGAACCAAATGCAGTAATAACCGTGCCATTTGTGATTCCTGTTCCAGCCAATGATTGACCTAAAGTAATGGCTCCTGATGTAATTCCAGTAACAGTTAATATATTTCCGCTAATAGAACCAGTAAAATTAGCGCCAATAGTGCCGCCAGGGCCGATTGTGTATTGAATTTGACCTGGTGTAACAGGAAATACAATTTCAGTCTTATAGCTAACCATCATGGATTCGTTAGACCATTGGTCAACCATACCATTCATCATTTGAAAAGCATCTGCGGCCGCTTCTGCGGTCGGGGTTTCGCCACCAGCTAATGCGCCAATATCTTTTAATGCACCGCTAATAATGTCAATTGGCTGGGTCATATCTTATTCCACCGTAAAAGTTTGGGCTAACCAAGGCGCAACTACTGGTTTATGTGCTTTTAAAGCAGTAATTTGCTTTTCTAACCCTAATTTTATATGATTTTGGCCGTCAAAAATAGCTTCTTTATCTATCCAATCGGCAATCATTTGCTCCGTTACATCTAAAAATGGAACTTTAATTGTTGGTTCTTCAAAATAAAAATTGCCTTCGCTTTCAACAGAAACGTCATCTTCAGTTGCAATTACATGATATTTAGCGCCAGTAATAAGGTCGTCTTTAGCAAATACATCTAAGATTTTCCATTTATAGTCCATATTTATCCTATTAGTGCAGTTACTTCAGCTTGGGTTAAACCAAGTGCTGTTAGTTTAGCTAGTGCAGAAGCCTTTGCAGTTGTTTGTGCCTGTTCTGTGGCTGTTTCTGTAGCCTGTAGTTCTATTAGTTTAACTTCTGCTTGTGCCAAGTTATATGATACTTCTTGACCATTTGCATCGTAAGCTACATCACCACGAATTGTTTTAACAGTAGAATTTAAAGCATAAATAGCGTCATGTATATTACTCATTGTGCAATTTCCATAAGAGTTATAGTAGATACATCGTTACTATAATTAATATAAACAGTATTGCCACCACTTCTTGCAAACTGCAAAGAATATGTTGTAGAAGATGTTGTTGCTGGAGAATCCAAATATGTAATAGGGTTTCCAGTAATTAAGCCTGTTGCAGAACTTATAAAATTATTAAAAACAGCACTACTTATTCCAGTTCCACCTCTTGCTATTTGCAACTTTATAGTAGCGTTAGCTTGTGCATTTGTGTAAATACCATTTATAGAAGTAATAATAAAAATTTTACTTGTAGAAAATTTAGGCGTAATAGAAACCGCAAGTCCTGAATCAGCCAATGTTGTTGATGTTGTGGAATATGTTGTTGTAGAACTTGCACTAACCACTTGCAATACACATCCAGCACTAGCTTGTGTAGTAGCGTTGTTAAACGTAAGACCATTAGTCCCATCAATAATCATTGACATTATTCATTCTCCGCTGGTAATGGTGTATTGCCTTCAGCTACCCATTTTAGGTAGGCTTGGTAGTCTGTGTTGGCTTCATCAAAAGGAATGTAAGCATTATCAGATAAACGCTGGACAACAGTCACAGTATTTGTAATTGGGTCTTTTATTAGTTTATACATTTATAACTCCGCAGAAGCAGTCCAAGAATCACCAAAATTTCCACCGTTATTATTTGCGTTAGAAGTTCTGCCGTTTCTTAAATTTGTAGTTCCACCAGTATAGGCGGTAGATGCTGTTGAAGAAAATCCACCATTATTAGCATTGGTGTTTACAACAGTTGGAGTTGCCCTTTTTGTAACAATATAAGGAATATTGGCATAATAAGTAGCACCGCTAATCACATAACCTGAAAATTGTATGCAATTAGGGTCGCCACCAATTTCATAATAACGCTGACACAAAGCAAATTCTTGCCCATACTGACGATACTCATATCCAGTAGCACTACTTCCTACTTCTAGTTGAACACCAGTAATGTAGAAGGTTGCTCCGTTTGTTCCTACTACAGAAACAGAACCAGTTGGCTGACCATAAAATGTGCTTCCCCATGTATTAGCAGTTCCTGAATTTGTAGAACCACACCCAAGACTGAAATTTAATTCAAGTCCTTTGCCATTAGTTGAACCAATCCAAGTTCCACTTGTATCGCCAGCAACAGTAATGGTTTTTTGTTCCCATGTATTTGCGGCAGAAATGGTATAGCTAAATGGATAGCTTCTATTTTCAGCACTATTACAGAAAGAACCGCCAAAACTACCAGTTAAAGATGATTGCACCCAAAATGACAAAGTAACTGTTTTAGCGTTAGCAGTTCCCCACATCATGTCAGAAAAGTTAAAACCTTCAACAAATTGAGTAATTGTGAAGTAATCACCTGAAGCAACGGAATAAGCAGAAGATGATGTAACCAATAAAGAATTGCTAAATCCAGTTGGTGCAGTTATGCTTTGTTGCGTAGTTAATTTAGAGTTTTGAGAAATAACTGCTTTCCATCGGTCTAAACAATATCCAGCACTTGTTGTTGGAGTATAACTAGCACCAGCATTTCTTTGGTCAATAACCATCGCACCATTAATAATGCGGTTCTTCATAATAGAAGCGTTACCAGCACCTAATGATGTTCCACCAATAGTTAAAGTTGTTACCGCAGCAGAACTAGCAGTTGTTGCTCCTAATGAACCATTTAATGCTCCATTAAATCCATTTGCACTTAATACACCAGTAGACGGAACAAAGCTTAATTTAGTTGAAGATGTTGTTTCTCCAGTAATTGTTCCGCTTGTGGCTGTTGTTAATGCAGGATAATAAGTAGAACTAGAGCTTGTATTGTCGGTAATTGTTATACCACTACTGCTTGCTGCCCACGTTGGAACGCCACCAGCCAAAGTCAAAATATAGCCGTTTGTGCCTGCTGCTAAAAAAGTGGTAGCACCAGAGCCTGTTTGATAAGGAACTGAGCCATTTGCGCCACCAGCTAAATTTGTTGCAATTGTAGCTGATGTAGCAGAAGTAGCTGTGGCAGCGTTACCGCCAATGCTTAGACTTGTAGCAGTTCCTGTCAATCCTGTGCCAGCACCTGTAAAGCTCGTTGCGCTTAAAACACCTGTAGAAGGGTTATAAGTGTATTTTGTAGAACTGGTGTATTCAGTATTGGTTGTGCCTGTTGTGACACGAGCAAACAAAGGATAATAATTAGATGCAGAGCTTGTATCGTCTGTAATTGTGATTGCAGTTGTTACTGTTGACCAGCTTGGGGCGCCTGAACCATTAGAAGTTAAAAACTGGCCAGTTGTTCCGGCGGCCGTAATTCCCATAGCAGATGCGCCTGAATACACTACGCCACCGGCTACCGCAGTTAAATTGGCATTTGTGCCACCATACGCTAAACCAATAATTCCAGCGTTCCATGTGCCTGTGGTTACTGTTCCAAGTGTTGTTAAGCTTGTAGAACCGGCTAATGGGGATGCGCCTAGAGTGTTATACGAAATAGTTTGTGCGGCAGAACCATTAAATGTTGTACCGGATGCCGCGCCCGTACCGCTATTGTTAAATGTAGCTGAATTGGCTACGCTGGCGGCTTGTCCAGTTGTATTGCCTGTACCACCGTTAGCAATATTTAATGTACCAGCAAGTGTTATTGCACCAGTAGAAGGTGATGAAGGTGTAAATCCTGTTGTTCCGGCGCTAAATGATGAAACATTAGTAGGCAATGAAACCCAAGTTGGTAAACCGCTAGATAGCGTTAAATATTGACCGTTTGTTCCAGCCGCTAAAAATGTTGTTGCTCCGCTTCCTGATTGGTATGGCAAAGAACCAGCCGCACCACCAGCTAAATTAGTTGTAGTTGTAGCAGTTGTGGCGGTTATAGCGGTTGTTGCAGTAGCGGCATTACCACCAATGGATAAACTGGTTGCAGTACCAGTTAAACCGGTTCCAGCGCCGCTAAATTGGGTAGATGCGGTGATAGTAGTACCACCAACAGTTGAACCGCTTATGGGCGTTCCTGTGATGCTTCCACCAGTTATTGATACGTTGTTAGCGTTTTGGGTGGACATCGTGCCAAGTCCGGAAACTTGGGTATTAGCAATAGCAATACTGGTATTAGTAACGCTAGTTACTTGTCCGCTGGCATTAGTTGTAAATACTGGCACGGAAGATGCAAAACCATAAGTTCCAGCGGTACCTTGCGGAGTAATGCTAAATTGAAATCCGGCAAGGGTTAATCCTGTTCCGGCAGTATATGTGGCGGAAGTTGTAAATTGCGCCCAAGTTACTGCCGTTGTACCAAGTGTGCCACCTGGCGTTACAGTACAAAACCATGCAGAACCGGCTTGTGAACCATATTCTACGAAAGCAATCGCTGAAACTAATTCATTCCATGTATTTGCATCGCTTGAACGTGTCCATGCGCCTGAAGCGGCAATATAAATGCCATTATTGGCTTGTGTTGATTGATTTTTAACAATAACACGGTCGCCGGCTAAAGTTGTATAGCCATCAATTGTCTGCAATCCGGACAATGTGATATTTGCAAGGGTCGCACAAGCTACTGGTTGTTTCCAACTAATGCCAGCGGCATAAGATTGCAATGCCAATAAATTAACAATATCAGTTGCACCGCTTGGTTGGGTAGAAATTTGGCCAGTTGTAGTGCTGATATTAGTAAAAACGCCAGTAGAAGGCGTTATTGAACCAATTGGGCTTGAATCTAACGTACTGTTAGTAATCGTTAAACCTGATTGAATAGGGTTAGCCGTTGCATAAAACGGCTTTCCTTGTCCAATAAAGGTATTAAAACTGCCATCCAGGTTGAAATATGCCTGAACCGGCAATAAATTCTGTACGGCAGAATTTGACGGTGTAGTCATACTAAACCTTAATAGGCAATACAGTTAACTAGGATTACATCACTTGCTGACATTGGTGCCGCGGCGCCAGTTGTTACTGAAAAGCTAGTAAATGTTACTGAAGTTGTTGTGCTTCCAGTTAATTGTAAAAATAATGTAGAACCGCTTGTTACGTCAGCGGAAAAAGCTAACCATCCATTTGGCGCGGTTGGAAGTGTAATAGTTCCGCTTGAAGCGCCACCCGAACCAACAACAATTTTAAATACAAAAGTGCTTACGGCGGTAATTGTTGGGCTTGTGCCAAATCCTGAACTAATTGTAGGCAATGTATTTGAAGTAGCAATTAAATTGCCACCCATAGACAAAGTTGCTGGATTTTCGGTATTACCGCTTAATGGTGGTGAAAATACTGCACCGCCAGGACCAATCAAACCGGTGCAAGCCCCAGCCGTATTAAATGTTGCCTGTACCGGCAGTAAATTTGTTACTGAACTATTTGCTACGCCTGGGTTTGCCATAATGTTTCCTTACGATTGGTCTGCTACTGGCATTACATACAGGGTTCCTGAAGTACCAATTGCGGTAATTGAGAAAATCTGTGGAACTGCAATAACAGTAGGTTGTGACATTGTTACGCCTAATACAAACGATTGGCTACTATTTCCACCAGTAGGCAATACTGCCGCCGGTGCAGAACCAACGCCCTGAACAACTGGGCTAATGGTAATTGCAACCGGTGTAGAAGCAGTATTTAGAAACGCACAATAGTTAATTTGGTCGTTGCCGCCTGGGGTAATGGTAACTGCCGTTGACGATGTTCCACTAACGGTAATAGCCGTTGTTGGTCCAATAAAACGATAAACGGAAGTATTAGCCATGATTACACCGCCGTTGCTGGCAATGGGCCTTCAGCACGTGTAATTTGGATAATGTAATTACCGGTTGCTGGAGTTGCGCTAGAACCAGTTGCATTAACCCATTGAACAGACAATACGTTAGCGGCCAAGCAATCAGCTTCAGCGGCAACAACACCAGCAGTTTGTGAACCAACAACGCCTTGAACAAATACTAGGTCAGTTGTTTGTAAGCCAGGCAAAGCATAAGTTTGTGTTGCGCCAGCGGTTGCAACTGCGGTAGGTGTCAAAGGTACGGAAATATAAAAAGTTTCGTGGGCATTGCCACGTGTAACGGTAGTAGATGACATGATTTTTCCTTTAAATGAGGATAATTAATTATAAGTCTAAATAGAAAAAAAGCCACCCTTTTTGGGGGCGGCCTTTCCTTTACTTTTTACTTAATTAAGCCCCAATAGGGTTAGTTAAGTTGTAGTTGCTAAAGTCGTAACCGTAAACATAAACGTCACAAGTAGCGGCCGCGCCTTGGGCGGTAGTTACACGGAAATATACGTTTTGTGTTGATTGAGTAGCAGTAGAAGCTACTGTCAATTGGTTAACAACTGTTGCACCAGTATTGCCTGAAAGCGCAGTAGAAGCCGCAACAATAGCAGTACCTTGTGCGTTAGCCGCTGGGTAAACTGCCGCAACTGCCGTTGTCAAGCTTGTAGAAGCATTGGTAACGATAAAGTTGCTAACAGAAAAGTTAGTTGTGTTTTGGATTGGAATTGCGTTATCGCCAGTAGCGTTAACGTTTACGCCAGTCAATACACCTAACAAACGAATAGCTTGGTTAGAAGCTAGATTTGATGGATGAATCGTTTGGGTTGATGCTGGTCCTGGATTGCTCATGATTTTATTCCTTAAATATGGTTGAAATGCCAGGGTGTTACCCCTGGCTATTTAATGCTTACGATGCTACGCGGCAAGCAAGTTCAGGGTACAAAGGCGCCCAGCCATACAACACATCCAAACGTGTAGGAATGGAATCGTTATTTATGGTGTACTGCCTCACGACTCTGAGGGACAAGCCAATTTCTTTATCAGAGGCGCGCCCCGCGAAGTGGACCCCTTCAGGCAATTCAAGGTCAGCGACAGCAAGGCAAAAAGCATTGCGGTGCATGATGATGTTTTGTGAGGAAGTTGTACCGGTGTTGTTAAATGGAGTAACAGTCTGTGAACCAGTTGAAGTTACGCTAACGTTTTGGAACTGACCAGCAGTAATAACGGCTGGGGAAACAGTCACGGAAGCAGTACCACCTGAACTGATAGATACAGGAGCAGTTACAACGAATGAACGTAGTTTGCCTGAACCGTAAGCTTGACGGTTTTGTGGGTTAACTGCATACACACCGTTAATGGTGAATGTGTCGCCTTGGTTCAATGTTGCGGCCGCACTTGTAGCACCAATAGTGATGGTAGAAGTTTGTGCCCAACCTGAAGTCAAGAAGCCAGTTGCAGTTGTAACGTTGCAAGACAAAGTAGCAGAAGAATAACTACCGAATGTTTGTGCCTGAACGTTTTGGTCCATTTTCCAATTCATACCGCCGGAATCACGACCCATAAGGCCTTTACGATACTGTTCGCCAATTGCTTCTTGTGGAACGAACAAACCTTTTAAGCTATCAACAATAGTTGCTGAAGTGAATGGCTCAACGATGCAAGAACGGCGACCGTCACGTGGCGCACCTTCAGAATCAAGGTAAGCGGCCGCAGTCAGGTAAGTAATCAAACCAGTTGGAGCAGTACCAGCAGTACCAACGATGTTTGCAGTATTGTTCTTAGCCATCAATAGACCATCACGGTCAATTTTGTTAGCAATAGTTGCTACGGCTGGTTTCAATACGCGGTCGCTGAACATATCCAAAGACAATGCC